TCGTTCCCCACCGGCATGTTCCCCCACACCAACTATATCCTTTTTTATGGATAATATTGGTCCCTCTTTTCTTAACCGGTCTCTCAAACATAGTCCAAAGAAAAGGTTGCTCCGGATGCAGTTCTGTATATTTAATGCCATGTTTTTTAAGAATTGGGAGAACAGCGTTGCGAGTATTATAAATTGCCCGAAACTCCATACCAGTATCATAGAAAACGACCTCATCCAACTGATACCCCTTTTCTATTAACATAAAAAGCATTGCTAAAGAATCCTTACCAAAACTAACTGAAGCATAATATTTCATACAAGAAATTTATTATTAGGTAAGTCCTTTTTTTTGCTTTGCCCTCTCGCTATTAACCTGTGACATACACATACGGCACCATGACGACAAACAGCGGTATTTCTTTCCATGCGAAGTAATCGTATTTACGTAAAACCGATTGAGATAGAAATAATGCCCGCAATGGGTACATTTTTTCATCTCTCTACCACCTGCATCAAACTTTCTATTTCGAGGTTTACGACGAATAAGAGTACATCCCTTACAATAATTATCTTCACCACGATATCGCCGACAATGAGAGAGGGATTTCACACCACATTTCGCAAAGGCCACGCAGTCAACACGTACAGATGAATGTGCACTCATAACTTTCTCTCCTTAACAAACTTAGTTAGTACACGGAAAATAACTTCTGTATTTTCAAACATAAGCCATTCCTTTGCCACATTCCAAGCAATGCTCATAAATGGATTGAAGTTATCTTTTTTAACCGTATGGTGAGATAAACGCCCCTCTGTGGGCTTCAAACCTTTATCGTGCAGAATACAAAGACCATTCTCGAAGAAAGCACAATACTCTTTGCCTACAACGGGCTGAATCATAGGTATAATCGAAGTGGTAACACCTAATAACATTCCGGCAGCCCATTGAGTTAAAGCTAATCTATCAGAATATCCGGCATCAATAATCTTCTCAATATCATCTGGGGTTCCTAAACATGGTGTATTACATTGCTGTTTACAAATACTACATGAACATTGTACAGGCACACGACCTGAAGCCCTCATTACCCTTTGTAATGAGGTTTCTCTTGATAATTCTCCCATAACTGTATTGTTTGAGGTAGTTCAAAGACTATTAAATATCTCCCCACAGCTTTACTGCAAGGTCATAATTCTTTTGAGCTTCGTTTACATCTTTCTTAGCATAAGTTAAAGTGTAAGAGTGCATACGTGGATACTTCCCAGATTTAACACCTTCATGATACTCTTTTGCGACCTCTAATTTATGTTCATAGAAATCTATGCTTTCAGGCATTGACAAATTTATGGTATTAGCTCTTTTATCCCAATATTCTGCTTTACTTTCGTGTTCTGCTGCTTTTTCGTCAAACTGAACACTTTTACCCATATTGTTCCAAGCATCGTCTATCGCTTTTCTATGTCGCTTTTCGCTATGATGTCCTACTTTTATAGGTTCACCAAGGGAAAGAAAATCTTTATCTTTGTTGGACTTATTATAGTATTCATTACTTCTCTGTACAGCAGATGCAGCCCACTCCCTGCGACGTTCTGCTCGTCGCTTCGCCCATTCTTGAGCATTAAAGCCGTCAGCTCTAACAATGGAGTAATAGTAAAATCCATCTTTTTCGAAGATTAAATTAAATACTATACTTTCGTTCTCCTTACCGTACTTAGTAGTGACTTCGATAGTTTCACCTTTTTCGTGTTTCTCATCACACTTTGCCAAGAATACATTTGGCGCAAATTTGTAATACGTATTCATTTTCTCTTAAATTAAATTGGTTTGACTTATATAAACGATGAAACCACGACCAAGTAGCTGTGGTCTCATCATTAAATTACTTCGGTTAATCGGTAGATATCAAATCATCGAACAAGCCAGGAACACGAGGCTGTAATGCTTTGTACTCTTCTCTGAAGAATTCTTCTTTGGTCCTCCCTTGTTTCTTCCCCTTTCTAGTATGCACATCGAATGTATAAGCTGGAATAGGAATAGGATAACGCCTAACTTCATCTATCCATTTTTCTATGTCAACATCTCTTCTGTCATAAATGAAGTTCTGCAAATGATCTGCATCCCGGTTCTTCCTACATTCACAAAGAAGAATAACCGCCTTGCTGACAAATATCCGCCCCTTTGGTTCGGTAGCATTCTTATTTACAAGCTCATGACCTTGCCACAATGCTTCTATTTCTTTCGTAATGATACCGAAACAATCTTCTGCACTAATGGTATATAGACGCTTCCACACATAGTCGCGGTATCCACTCGCCCATAATTCCAAGGCAAAAAAGCCGGCTACCCCGGTATCGGCTCGCCGGATCGCTTTTTGCATTGCAGAACTCACCTCAAAGAAATCATATCCGCAAACTGTTCTAATTATCATAATTCTAATTTAATGGTTTGACTTTTAATTGATTACATCAGTAAATTTAGCTAAAAAAGACGGATATAGCAAACAGAATGAACGCCATTTAAACGCCTTTTTTACAGACTATTAGAACTTGAATTTGCAGGATATGTTATACTGTACAAGCTGCTTCGTCTTATCCTTTCCATTATTCGTCGCACTCTTGAGCTGGATACTATCCCCGAAGTTCTTTTTGATGAAAAGAATAGATTTGCGCTCTTCTTCCTGATTCCTGATCGAAGCAAGCCCACCAGCGTTCACAAATGTGCTCTTTTGCTCAAAATTATAACGCAGATCGGTTAAAATCTTACGCTCTTTGTACTTCATATAACAGGAAATCCAAAAATCTTCTTTCAAACGTATCTCTTCATTCCACCAAGTATTCTTGTTATAGATTACTCCATAACTGCAACCGGTTATCATTTTAGAGAGAGAAAGAAAGCCAGTTTCGTCGTACATCACAGGTGATATTCGAGAAGTGAAGCCGAAAAGATGAACATCCATCATACCAGCCATCTCAAATAATGACTGAATGATATTAGTAATCCTATCCTTGTCTTTCACCCGACAGGGTTCACCTTTTTCTGCATAGATCGCTTTACAGGCATGAACATCATCATCGAGCATGAAGAGCTCACCAAAATGTTTCGCCATCCAATTACGTTTAGGGATGAGGCCGATTACATCGTCCGGATGAGTTACTATTTCACACTCCGGATTAAACTGCTGGTACAAGTCAGCTTGACTTTCAGCAACGCAAATGATGGGATCGTTCACCAACTTTTTAGCGAACACCCGGTCATGTCGCTTATGACTTGGTATTACTATTTTGCAGGGCATGGCGAACGTCTTTTATATCAATTACATTACTCTTACTTACTTTTCCAGTTTTGTACGACTTCATGTGCTGCATATCCAGCCTTTCACGGAGCCAGTTACTATCAACCTCATTGCTTGAAGTAATGATAAATAGCTCATGTTTTTCATCATACTTTGGAATAAGAGGATAAATGGCTGTATCATCCGTAATGGCGTCGAAACGTTCTTTAAATTCGTCCTCTTTCTTCTCCGGTCCGAACTCGATACCCCAGTCTTGGAGCTCTGCTTTATTCCACTCATTTTCCATAACGTCCAAATCATTCTCACCGAAATTGACGTTATCCTTTGTAGCATACTCTCTCAACTTCTTAACAGGGGTATCAGGTGCCAGAACCTTACATGGAAGCTCTTTGTAACCAAGTTCCTTACAGGCACGTAGACGTAGATTGCCACAAACGACAATATACCGGCCATCATTATAGGGAAATATTATAAGTTCCCTAAGTTCAAGCATTTCAGGCGAATCCTGAATGCTCTTCTTCATTGCTTCGAAGCGATAATCACGGAAAAAACGCGGATTCTTTGGTAATCCCGTGAGCTGCCCTTTGTTAAAATCAAGTAGGCAGACTTGAATTGTCTCTGTCATAACAAACTGCATTAAAATCAACAACACAAACAGTCAGCAGGCAGACTTGAATTGTCTCTACCATAACAAACTGCATTAAAATCAACAACACAAACAGTCAGTAACAACACCTTAATCACATCTTTCTGACTCATCAGAAAGCAAATCTATTGCTCTCTTAATTTCACCCTCGATATCCTTACATCCGTAATGTTTTAGAAAAGCAACAGTAACTATTATAATATCAGCAGCTCTTTTCTTATACTCCGAATGGTCTTTTATATCGTCACATGGTAATTCTGATAATTCATCAAACTTCCTCCAGGCAGCAGATATTTTTAAACTAAAAGCCTTTTTAGAAGTATTATCATTCAGATGAAAGCGGCGCTCTATAATCTTTAAAATTTTAGGAGCCAACTTATTCAATGTTATCATAAATGATTAGGTTAAATTGTTAGACTAATAATAATCTCACACTGTCTTAGACAGGTTGATCCCTTATATGAAGCCTATAAATGATTCTTTTGTACATACACACAGTAATTAGAGTTTTTCTTGTAGCTTTTCCATTGCTTCGGTTGCACAAAGCAAAGCGTAATTACTATCAATAGAGATATACGTTTGAATTGTAAACCAAAGACCTAATATCCTAACTTGCAAGAAATAGGCAGTCTGGAAGTTCTTTGCTTGAAATTGCCCTTCTAAACGCATATATTTAGAAAGACTAAAGTAAGTAGCATTTACTTTTTTTATTCTTAATTTTTTCATTCTATACTTTTGGGGATGAATACGTTTTTCACTGGCCATAGGAATATTATCAAAACTCACAAAATTCATGGGAGTAGTAGTAAGAATACCTATTGGCATATTACTGGGATTCCCATTCTTAACAGGGAACATTTTCGGATTGCTCCTGTAAGCTTCACGAGCCATTATCATATTTTGGATCGCATGAATATGTATAACTTCCTCTCTGATATCTGATACATGAAACACAGGGAGATTACAAAATAAGTTATGCAGTTTACAGGAAACTTCAATGACCTCTCTTTCTTTATCTGTCAACATGCAATTACTTATTTAGAGGGTCCGTTGTATCCAAATATTTCCTGTATTCCAGTTCTGTTTTAGCAAGGTTAATAAGAGTATTGACACCTTGAAAAACCTGTTTTGCCTGATTTACTTTATTAGGATCTTCTTTCACGTCCTTTATTTGTTGTAAAACCAAGTCTCTCATATCCTGTAAGATAGTAGGATTAACAGTAGATACCTTATTCAACCGTTCATTTGCCAACACAACAACTGTATTTGTTATCGACCGGAAACGGTTCAATTTGGAAGCTAAATCAAACATACTAAATATTAGAACTTTGCCATTATTCAAGTATATCTCAACTTCGGTTCCATCATCACCGGTACCGTCACAGTAGTTGAGAATTACAATTTCTTCATTCTGATAAAGGAACGGTTTGTTAACCATTTCCTTTAATCTATCTATTGCATTATCACTCATGATTCATTCTTTTTTGTTGCTTTATTAATTTGTCTATTCAAAGCTCCTTTTAGCTTGATGAGGTTCTGAACATCTTCCGGGTACCGGGCATACATTGAGTTTTGGGTTTTCATTTGTTCAGAGCGACTAATCATATATAGGTTCTCAATGCAAATATTTTGCTTATTGCCATCTTTAAACTGAATATTATAACCAGGAGGTATCTCTCCATTATACTCAATCCACACGAGGCGATGTTTCAATTCAAAAACATTCGGTTCAGCAGTCTTTACCTCAATGTAACCGTCACGATTTACACGTTCATATCCAACCTCTTTATGGTTCTTTGGGATACATCCCTTCTTGAAACGTGTAGCTTTCGTTTTTTCAATTTGAGCATCAGACATATATTCAGATTGCTTGAGTCCTTTATTCATAGGTTGGTGCCCTTTGGAAAAGAAACCTTTTGAAGAATGTTCGAATAAGAACTCGGCAGACTTTCTTAATTTTAATTTGAAAGCCATGCCGGAAACAGCACTTTCAGTTGAACCAAGTATAGAAGCTATTTCAAGGTTGGTGTGGTCAGGATAAAGAACTCTCAATTTTTGCCTTTTCTCCGGACTCCAAACCCTCACATCTGGAGAACGTTTTAATTTACGTATTAAGGCTTTTGCCTTCACAGCTTCAGGTGTTTTGTCCAGGCGACCAGCAAGCTCTTTTAAATTAGCAGTTGGATACTCGCTATCAAGTATAGCGAGTTGCTCATTAGTCCAAGTTCTCATAAGCATATCAATAAAGAGAGGAAACCGTTAGGCTTCCTCTGTGTTATCGTTTTCAAGTTCTTTCAATCTCTCATTGAGTTTCTTTTGTTTCTTGTCGAAAGAAGTAGCAAGCTGCTTACCAAGTTCAGTGTAATCATCAGGATATTGTTCTGCAAAGAGAATGTTTTGGCATTTCTGCATATACGGATAGAACATCACATCATTGCTTGAAAGATTGTTAGCAATAAAAGCGCGATACCATTGATTACGATCAGCTTGGTTGTTCTTCACATATTTAACAAAATCAGACTCTTTCTTATAAGTAGAAAGTTTTAGTGTTTCCAAATATTTACTACTACAATTCCGGAGAATCATTACATCGAACACAGTTTGTTCATCAACGGATAACTCTTTATTACGCTTATAATAGGGCTTTTCCTGTGCCCATTTTCTCATAGTTTCAGAACTCTTCTCGATTACCTTATCCTTAGCTTTCTTCAATTTCTCGTTTATCTTCTCCCTCTCTATATCTTTAGGATCTGCAAGAGCTGAAGTACTGGAAGATAGCTCTTTTCTTATATAGTAGTATTCTACATCAAATTCAGGACAATAATAATTCCACAATGATATACAACGATAAATCTCACCATCCTCAAGCATTTTTTGAGTACGCTCATCATTTTCAGCATACCAACACTTACCCTTAAATACTTCATCCGGATTTATCATTTCAAATCCAAGACTTCTAACAGCGTTGAGTGTTTGTTCTAAGAAAGCTTTTCTCGAATCACTGCAATAAGTGTCAAGTTTAGTCTCCATTATAACTGTTTTCCCGAATGAAAGCGGTTCACCAGCTTTAACAAGGAAATCACTTTCAAGTTGAATTTTACGTATCAGATAAGCTATCTGTTTTTTTCTAAAGCAATCAGGATTGATGCATCTTGCATTTTTATTATTCATTTCATAGAATAGACAACCGTGATTGACAGTGTTGTTCTCACATTGTGCGCATGGTTTAAATTCCCCGTTATCCCAATTATCTGCATTTTCTTCAATCCAATCAGCTTTATCAATTTCAAGAAAAGAACTGCCAACAAACCTTCGAATCATATCTGTACTGCACTGGTTCGGATTCCCTGTATGAAATTCCATTTGCGAGCTATCTTCCAATTTAGAAAGAATCATAGCACCGGATAATGGTATATCTCCATTTCTTACACGATCTTTAAGTTCCGGAATAAGACCATTTAGCTTTATACGATCAAAAACAAAGCGAGTAGACTTTCCGAATTTAAGAGCGATATCTTCCAAAGTCCGTCCTTTCTCAGTCAACTGTGCAAAAGCAAAAGCTTCTTCGATGGGATCAACATCTTTTCTTTGAAGATTCTCGGTAATCATTGCTTCAAAAGCCTCATCATCTGTCATCTCTCTGACAATGCAGGAGATTGTTTGAAATTGCTCGGACTTTTTCCGGTGGGCCTTGATTTTAGCAACATTCTCTTTATCTTCCTTCTCTTTCAATAGTGATACAGCACGGAAGCGGCGCTCACCACAAACAATCTCATACGAACAGGGAATTGTTGTGACATCACCAGTCTCCAAGTCAGTCACATCTTCGGATTTGGCTACTCTGACAGTGATAGGCTGCAATAAGCCCTGTTTCTCAATGTTACTTGCAAGCTCTTGAAGAGCTGCTTCATCAAAAGTCTTTCTCGGATTCAAAGGAGAAGGACTGATAAGGTCAATTCTAATGTTTTGTACTTCCA